GCCCCCAGCCCACCCATGATGAGCGGAAGTAACCACGCTTCATTGCCACCCATAATGCACTCCTATACGTCTAACGCTTTTTGCAACACCACAGTGGGATGGGGCGCAAAGCCCATGCGCCGTGCCAGCGCATACGCAGCACGGTTGTCCCGATGTTGTGTCGCCACCAGATGCTTGAACCCTTGTAAGCTGAACGCCATTTCCCCTGCCTTGGCAGCCTTGAGACTGTAGCGCCGTTGGCTGGGTTCAATGTAGATATGCACCAGTCCACGGTCCTGCTCAGGAGGAATCTCCGTGAGCGCAATGAACCCAATGGGTTCAGCCTCACGTTCCACCATCCAGAACTGCGCCAACTGTTGTTGTACGGCGGTAAAGATGTTGTTGAAGCCCTGAATGCAGTCAGCTTCGGTAGGAAGCGCAAAGCCCATGAACTGGGCCATGCCTGCCGCGTCTGACTGAAACCACTCACGTAACCATTCTCCATCGGCTGTGCGGAATTGGCGTAGTGTACACTCAGGCATAGACCACAAGGGCTAGTATAGCACCACTCAGGCAGCCCCTAAATAGGTGACACTAATCTCCCGGGACCCCCCGGATTTATTCTCCAGTTCGAACCGATTGTTCCCTGAAGACCAGTAGACATTCACCTTGGACGAGGTACTCGCTGCCACAGAAAACGCACTGTTGGGATCGTGGAGTGACGTCACTGTCCCTGTGTCCAGCAGAAATATCCCAACATCATTGGTTGAGCGCACCACCAACAAGCCCCCGACATATTTTGGGAGCTGCAACACCCCATCGTCTGCCACACTCTGGCTTGGAGCCAGGAACTGTTGGTCCCGCACCGGGCCTACTTTGACTGCCGTCTCCAGGACATTCCGGGTCCGTTGCATCCGGCGACGCCCATCCTGAATCCCGTAGTAGAGCGATCGCATGGCCCGTTCCGTGAAGGTACCAGCCTCGGTACGGATCTGGGCATAGTTGAGGAGGGGCAGGAACCGTCTGGTGCCAGAAGCAGGCATTACAACCTCCGCGTCGCTCCAGGCAAGAGCTGATACCCCAAGGTCATCCCCTCAAGACTCCAGCTCCCATTGGTCGAATCATCGCTGATACGAATCCGACACCCGACATCCTGAATGTAATCCCCGTTGGTGCCTTCCATGTTGATAATCTTCTGCACCGACTCAAAGGGCACGGTGATGTTGCTCCCCTCCGAGGAATCAAGGCCGTTCCCGTCATCGGTAATCAACTGCAACCCAATCGGGGTCAGCGCCCGACTGGCTGCCCCACGACTCACCGCATCATCCGAGGCACTCCCACTCATCCACTCCACAGTCAGCGTGACATCCGAGTCCGCTTCAGCAATCAGGTCCAGCCAGCGATAGCGCTTGGTGTAGGCCATCAGCTGCTGAGGCTCGCGGGCGTTCCAGGAATTGTCCGTGCCGTAAATAACCTTGGTCATCCACCGCGCAGGGATGTCATCCCCATCAAAGGAATCCCCGCTGAAGAACTTGTAAGCAAAGCCCCCTTTGCCGGTCTGGGCTTCTCCAGTGAGAATCACCTGCGTATCACTGGACGTGTCCACAATCGTCGAGGCCGAAAGCGGCATGTCGGGCCAGACATACCAGACGCCCCAGCGGTAGTTCCAGACCACGGCCTGGGTGCATTCGGCGTTCTCCCCGGCTGGCGTAGGCCCAGGCCAGAACCAGGTCACGTGCGCATTCTCAATATCATGCACCGCATGAATCTTGGTGCGCTGGGCATACAGAAAGGTCTTCAGGGTCTCCTTGACCGGCGTGGAAATCACCGTATCGTTCTGCCCATCAAAGAGCCGGATGTCTCCCAGGGGCGTGAAGTAGGCCAGCATCGATCGGGGGGCAGTTACCTGGTCCCCTGAGGGGTCGGTATACACCGCCCCGGCAGGCATCTTGACAATTGACTGCTGAGACACAGCGCCAACAACCGCGTTGGACTTTGCCCGGTCCCAGTCCATGATGTCCGAGACTATTTGCCCTGTGCCCGAGACGGCCCAGATGGAGCGCTCCAAGAACACAACCAGCATGTCTTCGAAGTCCCCCACCAGCCCGGTGAGGACATCCCCCAGGGTAGTCTGGTCTGTGAAATCGAGGTAGTTATTGGCCCCCACCTGATCGGGCTCACCTGGATCGGAGAAAAAGACACGCCGGGGATTGGTGTCCGTGCGTCCCCACCAGAGTCGTTGCATGTGGGGTTCGCAGAAATACGATCCGGTGGCTGGGGCATCGCCATGCTCCTGCAATAAACGGTTTTCCAGAATGTCCAGGTCCGAGGTGTTGTCGGTATAGCTCGTGGTCGTGCGCCCATCAATGAACGTCACGAAATAGAACGTCGCGCCGGTACCCGTAGTACGGTACAGCTCGTAGCCTGTGATATTCGTGTCACTGTCAGCCGTCCAGGACAGGTTGGCCTGCTCGTTCTGGAGCTGAATCACATTAGAGGTCACCGCCCCAGCCGAGCGCACCTCTGCACCCGTCATGCTGACCATCTTCCAGGAGTAGCCCCCATTCAGGACCCCGGTCGCGGTGTTGACAGCCGCTGTAATCGTGGGCGCGCGCCCTGTGGCTCCGGCAGTAGACAGCGCTGAGCCGTTCCAGGCCCGTGGGGCCACGACCCCATTAGCAAAGAAGAGGGTATTGTCGACCTGCGAAAAATCCGGGATGGACCCCACCGACCCACTCCCCAAGTCCGCAATGAACGTCCAGTTCACCCCGTCGTCGGTGCTGTACCAGAGTTCGTATTCATTGGTACCATCGTCAAAGACCCCAATGAGCTGCCGGGTGAAGCTGGCTCCGGTTTGGCGGTAGGCTCGTAGCCCCCGCAGCATCGTGGCCGAGCCGCCTGTGTTGGTCGTGACCGCCGAGGCGTTCTGCTTAGCGTACCCCAACACCTTCTTGGCACGGCCCAGTTTGTCTATCCAGAGGTTCCGGGACCCTGAGGAGGAATAGATGGAGGGCAACGCCACAGAGTGAATACCCTCCTGCGTTCCCATGAACACCGAGAAGACCTGTGTCTGGATCGGATACGCCATCAGTAAGAGTCCTGTGGGGGACGCTTGGCCTGTTGCCGCAGCCATCCCCGATTCATACGAATCCCAACCCGGAAGCGCTCAGCAGTCGAGAGTCGCCACCACCAGCACAGGCGCTGCCTCCAAGAGGCAAAAGTTACAATGCGCATGCTTATCCATTCATGGACCCGCAGGCCCCAGGCGAAAAGTGCATCGCCATCACCGATCGGCAGATATCCGCTCGGCGTGTGCAGTCCTCCTCGGACCACTGGGGGTCACGTCGATGCCAGCCAGAATGCTCAAACGCGCAGTATTTGGTATTGGTATTCATGTTGACTTCACACCCCAGGCGGCAGCGTTCGTTGAGGGTGTCGTCGTCAATCTCATTGGGGAACTGCGCCATTCGCACCACATTGGGTGGAAGGTCCTCATAGAGGCCATAGCCCCCATGGACATGGTCTTCCTCGCCTTCCCAGTCGGTGTTGCCCAGTGGGGGCGGGGCGTAGTGAATCCCTATATCGCGCCCGTGCCAGTTCACTTCCTGAATCCAGCGGTGGATGTTGGGATTGCGCTCGTCAGCGGAGCCCCAGACCTCATTCAACTCCCAGCTGAGCATGTAGAGACAGACATCCTCGTGGGTGGAGTCCACCAGCTGCTGGGTACGAGCAATGATAGTGTCGAGGTCTAGGCGCTCCAGCGTGGGTTGGTCAATGACCCCCACCATCGGAATCAGTCCAGCTTCTCTCGCCTCCCACAGGACCTCGATGAGTTGCGGCATCCCTTCCGGGGCGTAGGCATTGAATCCCCCGCTCGTCCAGTCAGGATGGCCGTTGCGTATCCCCCAGTCGTCCTGCTCTGCATTGATGAGGACGTGGGTATAGCCACGGGCCACTTCCTCGGCGAAGTAGGCGCGGCGTTCGCCTTCGGGACGGGCACACACCGCCGGGGCAAAATAGCGTGAGGCCGGATAGAGGAAATTCCCCTTCCAGTTCCCGAGCGTAATCGGGACGATAGGGTCCTCTACCGAATGGTCCGGCAGCATGTCGCCGGGGTCTGGAGGGGGCACAGGGTCGGGTGCAACGGGAAGGTTGACCGTTGCCGGGAGACTCGGCTCAGGGTCTACCGTGGTGGTATTCGACCCGTGGCCCCCAAAAATGGCGGTGAACACACGCAGGAAGAATCTGAGCAGGCCCATCATTCAGGGTCCGGCGCTGGTTTCTCCGGCTCCACGATCACATGACCGTCCTCGTCCGTCCAGTCCGTCTCCATGATGTGCGTGTCCTGCCGCTCTGCCACCACCATCCACGACACGGTGTCAGTGCAAGTGGCTTCCTCGCAGTCGATGGTCAGGGTGCTGCCGGTGACAGAACCACGCACATGGTGCCACCCGGTTTCATTGCTGGTGTAGCACTGCTCGTCGCGACAGAGCGTTGCCCAAGTGCCGGTGCTCATCCCAGCCGCATCGTCCAGATCGACATCGGCAGTGCCATCCACCAACGTGACCGTGCCTCGGTAAATGAGGTCACAACGCGGGCCTTCAATGAACGAGTGAACAAGGTGATGTGTGTCCTGCTTGGCCGGCAGTGGGTGATCGATGCGGAATGACCCGCTACTCTTCGACACCGACCCATTCACCGTGAGGGTCGAGCCTGCGGTCGCCGTTCCGATACCGACGGTGCCGCCGCTTTCCTGCAATATAATCGAGCCCGCATTGGCGACGCCTGCTTCAACTGTCTGAAACTTCCATTTTCTGTCGGCCTGTGCGCTGCCACCCATGGCGAAGAGTTGCAAG